AAGTGGTTTAATAAGGGTCATGTAAATCATCACATTTTCTAGTGCAATTTTCAGAAATATAATTCTCAAAAGCTGATTCGTAAAGAGATTCCGATTTAGATTTAACTTCTTCACTTGATACTTTACCTTTAGCTAGTTTTAAGAGCGTTTCTTGGAATTCGTCGTCTTGAAATAATACTTCACATACGAAGTCTTCGTCAAATTCGTCTCTGAGTAAGTCAATCACATAATTGTTGTGTTCATTGGGTTCTGGTTCATCAAGTAAATACATTTTATATTACTCCAAAAAGTTTCATAATCCCAGCCATCAAGGCTAGTGCGGTGGTAAAGCCTAACGCGAAAGACATTTCGTTGTCAGGAAGTGTCAAATTTTTAAAATCTTTACGCAAAGTAGACATCTCTAAACTCCCAATTCAGCAGGTTGATTATTGCATTTGATTGCCTGTCTGAGCTGATACATAAACTGCGTGGTACCTACTCCCATACCATTGTACTCACTATTGGCTATATACTCGCATAGTAGTTCAGCATCTCGCTCGGTTAATTCTAGTGTGAATGATTTGGTTACTTTAGTTGATACTTTCATTGTGGTTCTCCGGTTAGTTGTTAATTTCAGATTCTATCAGCTTAATAATGAATGCTGATAGTGTTAGGTTGTAAGACTTTGCTATTTTTGCGTAGCGTTCGTGTTGTTGCTGTGTGACTCTGATGGTAAGCATTTTCGATTTCAGCATTGGTTGTTTCCTGTTTGTTTGTTATGATAGAGTTAGTGTACTACGTTTTATTACCCATCGCAAGCGTTATTCACAAAATCACCATCTCGGGCGTTCTGTCCTCCCATTTTACACACTTATCCCATTTAATCTTACCTTCTAAAGTAGCAGTATACGACGTTTTGCCATCATCAAATACAATTGCTTTACCGTTGTCAGAAACCTTACAGAAATAAGATTTTAACCATACATCACCGTTGTTGCTAACTAATACAACATCGTCAATTTTAAAATCTGTATAATTACTGACTTCGATTAAATCAAAACAAGATTCCGTACATTCTGACAAAAATCGACCGCTTGTAAACCATTTTAGCAAATTGGTTTCTTGCATTAACCCATAAACAACACCGTCTTTAATTTTAAAGATTTCCACTGGCAGGTTGTTTCGCGTACGATACTTTTTATCTAAGCTGACTTGATGCATAACTCTACCTTTCTTAAACTCATTCATAATAACCTCAGATTCGTCAACCTTAAAATCTTCATACGGGTTAATTTCTACTAACCTGCAATCTATTTCTTCAGAACATGACCAAGATTTACCATCCAAAGACCATTGAACAAATCTGTCAATACCTTTTACAAGACCTACCGCTTGCATTAATCTTAATTCAGGGTTAATCGCAATAATCTTAACATCTCGACCACATATCGTACGATATTTCTTGTCAATACATAATTCTTGTTTCATATAACTTCCTTCTAAATCATTTTTAGGATTCCAGATTTGTAAATGATAATCTGCATAAGCATTCCCATTACTAAGATGGTAAATGTAAAATAAACTACCGTCTATTATTGTTTTAACAGCTTCAATTCGAGTAACGACACAAACTTCACCCATAACAATTACTTTGTCACCGATAATAAATTTACTCATCATCTTCCTCCAAAACAAACCGTTCGATTTCGTACTCGTTGTTTTCATCTAATTCAAAATTATATATTTCAATGTCTAAATGAGTATTTCCTACAAATCTAATGTGGGCTGATTCATCATCAAACATTCTTGCGTTAATTACTAAATAACTATCTATCTATACATAACGAATAACCTTCGCTAATATAACCGTCCGCATCTGTACGCGCTCGCAACTTACACTTAAACTCTTCAAATGTCATAAAACACCTCTCAAAAACACCATACTTAATTCATTATCCAATTTTGAAACACTCATCGTCCTAACTGGATTATCTCGCATCATTTGTATCACTACTGACGCATCATACAGATATGCACCATCGTTTGCAATCTTAGTATATACCACATTACATTTATTCAACCTAACCTGTACTGATTTGCGACTGATAGCGAATTCCTCAGCTACGTCAGAAATGGACATAAATCCTTTAGGTGATTTTCTTTCGTAATTCGCTGGTAATCTGGCAATCCTAAGAATATCCTTTTTAGCGTAATAAGTAGTCCTATTAAACCTACTTACAGGCTGTAGGTTGAGCTTTCTCACTCTAAACGCTAATGTGCGCCGTGAGATGTCTGCTTGTGTAGAGGCTTCGTTTAATGATAGCATTTTGTTTACCTAATCGTTACTCACTGACTAGAAATTAGCCAGTGAGTAAAGTTTAAATCTTTTGTAGTGCGGTTGTCAATGGTTAATTTGCACTATCCATATCTTCAGGAATTCTGAAGCATTGAAACTGTGGGAATCGCTTTTTGTTGAGAACTCCCTTAGGAAAATGCTTGTACTTAGCTAATCTGCCAATAATATCGCTTGGATTATCAAAATAATACTTGCGTTCCTCATGTGTCAATTTACCCGCCCCAATAGTGTCTAATTCACCCGCAGAAAGCGATTTAATAATCATTGACCCTATCATCCCGTTCGGTATCATATTTTCTTTATGTGTACTGCGAGAAGTACCTCCTAATTCATTCACAGAGGAACAATTTCCATTATGCTGACCTTCAATCAATTCCACAATAACCCCTTCCGCATCGCAAAATCTTTTTAATCGCAAAATTTCCTGTGACTTTGTAGTAGCTCGCCCTTGCTTATATTTGCCATTAGGGTCTCTAGTAATGATACCTTCTGCGCCTAATTCTAGGTAGTAGTTTTCCCAGTAGAGTAATTGTTCCTCATTATTCACAATATGGTATGGAACAATTAAAATATTGTCAGGAAGATTTAATTTTTCTAAGTGAGAAATACGCTCCACATACGGTAAATCAATCGTAGTATCGGTGACGTAGTCGAAAATGTACCATGTGTAAACTGGATCACCATCAAGCGAATTTACAGCAGAAGTAGTAGCGCGACATAAATCGTCAGCGTACGGATTAGTGCCAGCGATAACTTCCCCTTCAAATCCACTATTTGCAGGTTTACCAAACGTAGCATTAAGATGCTTATTTCTAAAAGATTTAAAACTCCTGCCGGACAAATTTTCGTTAAAATGCAGCAATTTTACACCATCGTATTTAGGTGATACCAAGCATGGATAGCGAAGTTTTGTTAAGTCAACATCACACGGTTGGAGCGATTTAATTATTTTCATCGGTAAATTCCTCGTAGTTACTTTCTGTAATTTTCAAAATTTGAGTTGTGGATAAATTCAATTCGTCAATAAGATTTGCCAGTATTCTTATAACATCTTTATTATTATCAACAGCTTCTGTAATAATTCTCTCTGTTGTCACGTCGTAGTTTCGATACCCATTATATGAGTATATTTGTACACGGTGCAGTTTCATTTCAACCCTTTTAACAATTTAAGTTCTGTGTATTCGTTCATTCTGAATCTCCCACACGCTCTAATTTAGCGAGTCCCATACAGACGATATAATATGTTGCGCCTTGGCGACTAAAATCAACAGCAACATTTACCATTCGATGACCTTTTTTGATTTATCATTTGCGAAATCCTCTGCCGAATGCTGTGAATCAAACCTAGCAATAATCATAGGCTTCATCATGACACACGCTCAAATTTAGCAAGGAAATCGAATAGTATGCGGGTGTAAATTTCATCATCATCCAAGCTACGATAAGTTACGCAGCTAAACCATGCGTCCCCTCCGTTTTCATAATTTTTTAATCTTCCAACTGTTTCAATCACATATTCACGGTCGTTTGCATACTTCCAAACCTGTCCGACTTCAACTTTCGGCGTTGGTTGTGGGCGTTTGACCTGCGATAATGTTTTCCAACCAATATTTGTGTCTTCTAAATCAAAATAATGTACTTTCACGGTTGCACATGTCGTGTTAGGCGGTGCATCATCCCAGTTCGGCTCAAACTGATTTGGCTGTGGGAAGGTTTTGGTTTCTAGGTAATTTTTGAAATATCTAGCATAATGCCCGTTTAACGGTTTATTAAATACTATTAAAATTTCATCAACCTGCTCATCACTAAGCCCCACAACCGTTTCTTTTACTTCTGGTTGTGTGAAGTTTTGGGTTTCTGCCCATTCGTTGTAAGAATATACAAAATGATTAGTATTAGCGAAAGTTCTACTACTAACAAAAAAATCCCGTAACTGCTCATCACTAAGCCCCACAACAATCGGCGCAGGCTGGTTTTGCTCAAGCCACTCCATGGTTATTTCAACACGGTCATCCGTACTTCTAAACATTAAATCTTTGACTAACTCAATCACTTTTTCTTTATCAATCATTTCAAATTCCTCTCAAATAATACGTCAACGCCTGACATGGCGTGTTTGTTTTTGCTTAAAGCAGACAAGAAGCGTTTAATTTTTCCCGAATGCAACTTACTGCTAGATTTTAACTCTTGCTGAATCGTGGTATTGCGTAATAACCGAGCAATATCACAGGTCTTGATAATTCCAGCTACCTGTAATTTCTCATCAGCAGTCATTGTGCATACCATTGCTTGCAAATGCAATGATTGTCGCAATGTTGAGATAGACTTAGCTACTTGCATAATAATTTCCTAGCCAAATGTTGTTCAGCAAACTTAGCGCGATTCTTATCGCGCCAAGCAGCACGGGTAGCTTTCGCTTTCGCAGTTTTAGCATAAGCCTCAGTATAAGGTACTTGTCTCGCGTATACTTCGGTTTTGTTACTAGTCACATATTCGCGTTGCCTTTGGTTTTTACGTTCGCTCGGTAGTGTTAGTTTACCATTAAGTCCATCTTGAGACGCTATTGTGCGTAGAAATACATCTATCGCTTCGGGTTCGTCGTTTAGTATTATCATTTTTCTCTCCAAAAAGTACACTGATAGAATAATTCAGCATATTACATAAGTCAACCTAATTTCCTAAAATTTTCCAGATGTCTACATAGAGGGTTAATTTAACGGCATGACAGGCTGTTTCAGCGAGTTATCGGACTGTCCAGATAACTCTTCCGTTGCGGATTCTTTATTCTTTAAGTATCTTAATTTTACAGCTTCTGATATTTTAGATTTATGTTCTTCAGATTTAGGTACACCTTTACCTTTTCCTTTACCAGAAGCTGATATTTTAGCCTTTGATTCTTCTGTGTGAGTTCTACCTTTAGACGATTCTGATATTTTAGCTTTGGTTTCTTCTGTATGTTTCATACCTTTTCCAGCCGCTCCGATTTTAACTCTTGTTTCTTCAGATACAACTCTACCCCTATTAGCATTTCCAATCTTAGCTTTAGTTTCATCTGAGCGCGGCGTTCCAATCTTAGCCTCTGACATTTTAGCTCGCGCCTCGTCAGTGTGTACATATCCTGATACACCATCACCACCGTCTGTCATATTAGCTAACTTAACTCCACCATTGCGTAAAGCGGCTATTAACTTGACCTCTAATTCAAATGCGTGTTTCTCATTTCGACACAATATACTTCTGACGATTATATTTTCTTTTCCGTATTTGTTTACTATATTGCAATGATGAGGATTATTTTTTCGGTGAATTTCTTTAATTCTTTTTTCATCACCCTTACCGATGTAAAACGGAGGTTGCTCTGCTAGAGAATGTGAGTAAACGTAGTAATCTTTTGGTTTATCTTTTGACATAATTTTGTAGTTCCTTAGTTAATGGATTTGTATGATAGTTAAAATACTAAATGCAGAAACCGTTAACTAAGCGGCTTGTCGAGTTCGATGCCCTATCTGCATTTGAGTATTAAATCATACTTTAACTGAAAAGTCAAATTTAATTATATGTCGGTGTAATTTAAAATATAAAGTTATTAAAACTATCAATTATGTTAATTGATAGTTTTAATATTCTACTATTCTACTTCGATAACTAAGATAAGCAATTATACTTGTTTTGCAGTACGTTTGCCAATAGCTTATTTATCATATAATTCGTCTAATAATACAATCTTCATAATTTCTCCTTTAGAATTAGCGTATACAGTTTTCCACAATTTTAGGAATATGTCTTCTGCGTAGATAAATTGTTGTACACAACCATCGTCTATTGAAAATTTTATTCCGTTCATAAAATCATCTTCGATAGTATATTTTATACCTTCGTGTCTTGCAATGTAGCATAACTCGCCCATATACGACCACTCTAAATCTAACGCTAATAGCTTCTCAGCTAGGTTTCCCGCGCTACCGCTAGGCATCTTGTCGCATGATTATCAACCTTTGCCAAAAACAATCATCAATTTCCGCATTTCCTCAGCATAATCGTCGTCCTCATCGGCACACAATGGGCTTCAAATTTAATTTGATATTCAGATTCAGTCAAGAATACTTGGTTGTCGATTGCGACGAATACGGTTTGTGTGGATTTTTGCATTTTGTTTCTCCAGTTTGGTTAGGTTTATTGCAATTAAGTTTACTCATCCAACAAATCCCGCAATAACATTGTTTTAGATACCTCGCCAGTAGACCTACCATGTACAGTTTGCCACAATTCTAGTATTGGGTCGCTAAATCCAGAAGCATGAGTGTAAATTGTAATACCATCTTCGGTTACAACAGAGAGTTTCACGCCATTTCTATGGGTATCTTCAATATGACAGTCCACAGTCTTATAAGTCTTTCTATACCAGCGTTCACCGACACATGACCACTCTAAATTTAATGTTAATAGCTTCTCAGCTAGTTTTCGCATATCTTGTTGCATTTTGTTGACTCTCTGGTTGGGTTAGTTAAAGTACGAGCATATTATCTACCGCTCGTACTACGTTTGTCAACAGTTATACACCTAATAATTTAAAAATGTCTACTGCGAGGGCGAGTTTTACCGCGTGGCAAGCTGAGTTGATAGCTAGTCATCTAAATCTTCTAATGACTCTTCCGTTGAGTTTTCTTTAGCTAACCTACGTTTCTCCCAAGCCAAAACTTGCCTAGCTCTAGTCTCCTCTGATACAGGAGGTTTATTCTTTTGAGCTACTGACATATTAGCTTTAGCTTCGGCTGATTTAGGTTTTCCTTTTTGAGCAGCTCCAATTTTAGCTTTGGTTTCTTCAGTTACTGGAGGTTTATTTTTCTGAGATTCTGACATTTTAGCGCGAGTTTCTTCTGAGCGTGTTCTACCAGTATTAGCCTCTGAAATTTTAATCCTAGTTTCTTCTGATACAACTCTGCCCATATTTGAAGCAGATATTTTAGCACGAGTTTCCTCACTGATAGTTTTACCAATGTTTAACACTGATAGTTTAGCTTTTGTTTCTTCTGACATTGTTTTTCCTGACATCTTAGCTCTAGTTTCGTCAGATATATTTTTCCCAATCTCAGATAACTTAGCTCTTGTTTCTTCTGATACAACCTTTCCTTTATGTCCTGCTGAAATTTTAGCGCGAACTTCTTCTGAATGAGTGCGTCCTTTAGAAGCCTCCGATAACTTAGCTTTAGTTTCATCTGAAGTTACTCTAGCAGACATCTTTGCTCTCGTTTCATCAGATATATTTCCCGCAGCCTCAGATATTTTAGCTTTTGCTTCGTCAGAATGTTTCCAACCGCTAATACCCTCTCCTCCATCTGTAGCATTAACTAATTTCACTCCGCCATTTCTTAAAGCCTTAATCATCCTGACTTCTAAATCTAAAGCGTGCTGTTCAGAACGACAAAGCATACTTCTTACGATGATGTTTTCTTTACCATATTTATTAACGATTCGGGTGTGGTATTGATTGTGTTTTCGGTGAATTAACTTTAATCTATCTTGAGTCGCTTTTCCAACATAGAATATGCCGTGTTTTTCTGTAGAATGTGTATAAACATAAAAATCGTTTTGCTTTTTTACTTTTGACATCTTTTTTGATTCCTTATAGTGAATAGGTAATTTGATAGTGAATGTACTAAATGCGAGCAACCTTCACTAAAGGGCTTTCGGGAGCAAACCTAGCTCGCATTTAGATATTAAATCACATAATCACTGGAATGTCAAGATGTAATACCTAAATAAGTTAGCGATATGAATTCTCAGTCATTAGCCGCTCTGCCGAATAATTTGTTAAATAGGTTCATTTGTGTCTCCAGATAATTTAATTAACCCATCAGTAAATTCTGACAAGCGTTCTTTATTTATGCAAAATTTAGACGTTTTCATCTTGAAACAATCTGATAAACATAAACATATTCCACCCATCAGCTACTGTAAAGGAATACATCTCGCAGGTGTTGTTTTCAGAAAACGGATTTTTAGATTCCAAAGTATTCATTATTTATTAGACTCCATTTTTTCACCGACAAGCACAACAAATCCTTGTTTAGACGAGGCTATTTCAGAAACACCAACTGTCCATTTTAACTCAGGTTGTGTCAAACCAACTTCAGCTTCTTGGTTTAATTTCAATAATTGTTCGATAAGGTCTTTTACTTTCATGACGTTCTTCCTATGTAGTTTTATTTGTACTGCGGAATAGTGTACTACGTTTTTATGCGTAGTACACTTGTTATTTAAATAATTTTCATCTTCACAGTGGGTGCATTCATCTCAATCTAATTTGAGACCGTTGCGTGATGCCCATGAAGTTACTTTATCATCAATACCTGCAAATGATATTTATAATCTTCGGCGTTACCACTCTTCACAACACCTTTCGACAACCCATTCATAACACTCTCCTTTAAAACCCACGCGGAGTTATTCTGCGTGGGTTTTAAGTAATTCTACATTTTTAGCTCTAAGTATACAAATCTATCACTTAATTCGATATTTCCACCTGTCTCTGAAGTATCACCAAGGAAGCTGTAAGTAGCTTCACTAATATCAACAGTTTTAATTTCAAAATCTTCTAAATATCCCATGTTCACATCCTCTTAGTTTAAATTATTGAATTACAATCAGATTTGTACTTGCCCTAGACGCAGCAACGTATAAACATTTAAAAGCCACATCTTTGTCATAATTACGCAAAACATCATCAATGTCAATTAAAACATTTTTATACTGCTACCTTGACTACTGTGAGCTGTACCAGCATAGACACATTTTACCACCGGGAAATATGCCTGCATTGTGTAGTATTCATCCCACGACTTAGCGTCGGCTAATAATTTCTTGTGGGTGTTTACAATAGCATCATCAACAGCTACATTGCAACTTAGTTTATCGCCTTCCTCAGTGATAATGTCAATGGTCACACGAGGTATCATTCCAAACCTAGACCTGTATTCGGTAACATCACTAATGCTAGTCACAGTACCTTCATAATCAGTGTGAAGCACCACCTCATCAAAATTAGGCGATACTTCTTCCTCAAAAGAATATCTAGGTGAAGTGGCTAACGCACACAACGGTTTTCTAAACACAATCCTTTCGCCGATAGCGAACTTGGTAGTCAAGTTTGGATACAGTAGCGATTGCACCAGAGAATTATACCGGTCAACAGTGGCATTACGATACGCAATAATCTTGGTGTTATTCACATCAGTAAACGCCTTAGCAAACATAGTAGCAGCTTGCGTCTTGGTCACAAGGTACAGATTATCGCGTAAGGGTAATGCTGGCACGGTGTAGTTTTTAGTTGCAATGCAATCTCTAATCAAATTACACCATTCTTTTACTGGAGATAACTCAGCTTGACGCATGATAGTGGTCAATTCTGCGTAATCGTCAATCAGAAACGTCTTTGAAATTACCTCACCGACGGGCGGTAACTGTCTCGAATCACCCAAATAGATAATTTGCGTGTAGGGAGCAGACTTTAATGCCTTAGCAATAAAATCATGTAACGCCGAGCCAATCATTGAACTTTCGTCAATTACAACAAGTCTATAGTCTGATAATCGACTCTTGGATGATTTAGACGCTTTGATTAGCGTATCGATACCACCTTGCGACTTTACTCGCAAGCCTAATAAAGTGTAAATAGTACAAAACTCAATCGCATCATCAGTAATGCCCATTGACGATATGATTTTTACAGCTTTATTTGTAGTAGCTGTGAACACGATTTCATGAGTCTCATAGTTATTAAGTAGTCGCTTGATAATGGTACTTTTTCCAGTACCAGCGGCTCCCGTAAGGGCGAATTCACGTTTGTTGGAATTGGTAAAGGCTATGATTTTATCAAGCGCGGATTGTTGTTCGGTAGTTAGTTGCATTTTCAGATTCTCCGAAAAGCGCGGTGTATTAACCGCGCTGTGTTGTTAAGGTTTAGATTGGATTACGCATAAATTGACCGTGATGTATTTTAGCAGCTTCGGTGTAGGCGTTGTGGGCGGAGAGTTCGTCATGGTAAGAACCGATGTAAATTACTTTGCTGTTTACTGCTATTTGAGAAATCCAACGTTTATTAACATTATGCCAATGGACACCTTTGTATTTTGATGAACCATCATCTCGGTTTTTACAATTCATCATGTTTTGACCTTGAGTAACCTCTCTAAGATTACACCAACGATTATCATGTTTTATACCGTTAATGTGGTCGATTACCATAGGGTTGTTGTTTCCAGTGATTATTGTCCAAATTATTCTATGTGCTCGAACACATCCATGACCTAATAAACCCAACGTTACATATCCGCTATTTGAGTTTAAACACCCTGCTATTTTACTAGCATATTTAGAATTAAAGGTGGCGCAACTCCTATCATTATTGTATTCATCAGGAGTCCTAATCTTCCAAGTTAATACTCCAGTTTCATGGTCGTACTGTAAATATCTATTTAGTATTTCTTGAGTTAATTCTACTTTAACCTTGGGTTTCTTTGGCGAATTCCAAACAAGCAAATGCTTATTATTTTCAGCAGATAACCTTGCTTCAATTGCAGCCTCCTTTGTTTCAAACACTCCCAAATGATAAATTGTATTTTTAGTTGTTATAGTAGCCTTCCATTTATCGCAATTTTTAGCGTAACTAACTCCTGTTATCCCTGACAAATTATTTCTAACCAATCCCTTATTCTCAGAATTATCTCCGAGTGAAACATCTCGTAAATTATCAAATTTATTATTAAAGCCATTTCTGTCAATATGGTCAATCACACTAATCGGGTCATTACCAGTTACTAATTTCCATATTATGCGGTGAGATAAGTAAGAGAATCCGTTAATTTTTACCTTGCAGTATGATATAGAATTTCCACCTGCTATTTTTCCTGAACATCTTGAGTTAAAATGTGACTGACCTGCAACATTCTTAAAATGTTCTCTTGGTCGTTCTTTCCAAATTAAATCTCCAGTTTCTTTATCATAGTCAAAACACTCTAATAAAAATTCTTGTGAAGGTAACTCTTTTGCTTTAGCCATAAACGTAAAAATCCTCAATAAAATTGTAAAAAATTAGAAGGTCGAATCACCGTATAGTAGGCGTGTTGGTATTCAATTTATTCCCAACATTCTAATTTTTACAACCTCATTGAGGATTTGTAACTATAACTCGAATTCGACCTCGATTGCAAGTATTATTTCATACTTTTACGTTTTGTCAATGGAAATTTAAGATACGAGCGTATAATACGCTCGTATCTTTCAAAAATCAATCTTCTTCGGTTGTTACGCTTTCCAAAACTTTCTGACGTAGTTCCTGTTGCTGTTTTTGTGCAATTTTTGAGAATGTATCAATATCGATTACGTTACCATCTTCCCCAACATACACGTTGCTTTTTAAAATTCCGCCCGTGAAATCCATAGAAACCTTCGACTCCTGAACTTTATTTAACCCTTTTAATTCCGCTAATTTTGCGGCAGCTCCTGTGCGTTCGGAAGGTTTAGCTTGTTTATCGTTCATAACATCTCTGTATACATTTACAATCTCAGCAATGTAAACCTCATCAGTATTATCTACCGACTCTAACCTATGCTTATGCGTACGAATCATATCCTGCACAAATGGTTCGGCGAGCATTTTTTTATGATGTAATTGACTGTATGAGTAAATAAAACCGCATCTAATCAACGCCTTATAAGAATCGTTATCCTTAACGTATTCCTCAACAAATTGCTCACGGAGTTTTATTTCACGTTTTGTCAATTGACCCGGTTGCATGATAAAACTTAATTCATCATCTTCTTCTTTGTAACTATCTTCAACATAATCATTCATATTCTTAACCCCTGGCGTATTTTTTATTAACCGCATGAGACAACTCTAAATGATTAGTTATCGCATACCCTTCACATTTCAATCCATATTTTGATTGCATTTCTTCTGCTGACATAATTCTTAAAAACCCCTCTCGTTCTAATAGTTTAAGTGATACTGAAATAAGTGTCGCTGCTGGTAACTTATTGGCTTTATTATCCGCTTTAAACATCGCAGTACCTCTAAGTTTAGCATTTAATGTTGTAAATACCACCGTCCCATCTAGTAAAGCAGGGTTATATCGCTGCAACGATTTATCTTTATAAATACCTGCTTTAAGATACTCAAGTATTGCCTTTCTTACAGCGTCCATTCTATCAAAATCGTCAGCATTAGCTCCAATTTCGTGGTTATCAATTTTATCAATTAGTCGTTTTGAATCACGATTGATTAAACCGATTGCCCACAATAATTGTTCCGCTGTGATTATCGGGTCGTTTGGGTTTTCAAATGCCGCCAATGCTCCAGCAACTCGCCATACTTTAAGTTTGCTTCTTGAGAAAGCCACTCGTTTAGCAGTGTCCACATCAGCAGTTAATCCGTGTAATACCGTCATTACAGATTTATTATAACCGGTTAAAATTTCCTCAGCCTCAGGAGTAATCTGAATATAAGTTCTAGTATCTAAATCTTCGCACACGCGGTTAAGCATCGCGTTTAAATTATCAATGATGCCTTGCGGTAATGGGTCTTGATGCGGTACATGATTAGATGGGCAGTAAGTACCTAATACACAGATTGTACGAGATAATGATCCATCTTCAATCATTCCCGTGTTGAATACTTTATTTAAGTCACCCTCTGTGGTATCGCCCATTGTTGAATATGAAGGTTCTATCACACCAGCAATAGACTTCTCTTCTTGGTTTTTTGAGTGTCCTGCTCGTAGATAATCACCATACAATCTACCTACATGAGTAGAGTTATATAAATCGAGATATTCTTCAATAATACCTTGAGCATTCTTATCACCTGTCACTGCCGCGTTTAATTTCTTTGAAAACTCAGGTACATAATGAATTACACTCAGATACTTAGAACTGATAATCATCTCTCTAAGTGCATTCACAGAGGCAATTTTATGACCAATGCGTAAGAAATCTTCAATCCGCTTGTCTATTGCTGCGTTAGTACGCAAGAATCCAAATCCATCAGAAATAACGTCTTTTCCGATACCAGATAATCCCATTAGAATGTATTGCTGGTTTATACCAGTCGGAGCAAGCGCGTTGATTTTATAATGTCTGCCTGCAATACCAGCAACTAAACCTAACGCATGGACAATAGATCCTTCGACTAATGGTAAGGTGCATTTGTAGCACACCCATTTAGCATATTCACCAATTAACCCAGGTGGAAAATCCAATAGATTTTCAGTACCTATGTCAAATAAATTAGGATTGCATCCGAGAATGTGCGTCAAATCAGGCGGGGTTAAATCCTCAATTGAACCTGTAGCAACTCTGGTTTTTATTAAGCCTACGGGTTTTTTAGATTTAGCAGATTCTGCGTCAGCCGCGTTTCCTTTTCGCATCATAGTTAACGCAGATGTCATCAATTCAGATTCTTTGGTTTCATAATCGATAGTACCGCGTATCTCTTCCAATGTAGTGCGTAAGTAAGAATTACGCTTTGCTTTTGGGCGTTTACCTAAATTAGATTCTCTAAATAGCCGAATCACCTGTTCATTATTCGGAGTCAATTTACACAGTTGCATAAGCAACGCATAATCTGCTTCGGATTGTGAAAAGTAGGTGTTAGACGACCATTGTTTAGCTGAGTTATTAAATTTTGCACCAGATGGTGCGTATTTATAATCCCAAAGTTGCTTACAAAAAGTAATTTTAGAAAGATTACTTATCACAGTAGCATCTTCATCAACCTGTGGTCTATCAACTAATTGTGATTTAGTGCTATCTGACGATATGTCTTTGTCAATTAGTCTTTCTACAATTGAGTTTTTATACGAGCAAATTTGCACATTAGTATCAATGGAGTCGCCTGTACACACGATGTAGTGATTCGCACTGTATAGTTCAATTCCGTCAATCAACACCTCATTGTCATCACGCAACTTTAGTTTTTTAGAGGCTCCTGCCGTAGCTTTGCACCAAATGTGCATATCGATACCACTAGCAGAAATCTCAGCGTAAGTAGGTGAATTATCTAATAATGTCTTTTTTACTAACTGATGGAAATTCCACTTTGCTTGTTTATAAGCGTCGTTGTCGATTTCATCTTCTGTGAATCGTGTATCGATGTCAATGCAGCAGAACGGGTCGGTATACCACAGGAAGAATACGATATTTCCGTTGTTAGTGATGGCGTTGTTCACAGCTTCTTTATAAGACATCCATGTGTATGGATTATTTGATTCTGCATATTGCGTGTTACCTTGTTGATTCACAAATAGAGCTATTTTACTGTTAGTTTTTGTGAATCCCCACTGGGGTAATTCTCGCATATCGTGCGGGAGGTTATCGAATTTACTTCTGCGCTCTGCTTCAGAAGGTGTTTTTTTAACACTTAGGTAGTCATTTAGCTTCATGTGAGTCCTCTTTGTCAAGTTGGCTTGTGGTTGTTTCATCAGGATGATTGGTGATATTAGGCTCATCGGTATCTGATGCTACATCATTGGATACTTGGGAATTTTCAATTAAACCTAAGCCATTAGTCACAGTGCCTAATTCAGCTAGGTATGCTTGTAGGTCGATCATTGATAAACCTAAGTGTTTACGAATTAAGGTAAATTTATCGTAATCGGACAATCTTATTCTTACGTTAGCATACAAAGTTGGCGGTGCTTTTTTAAATTTGGAAGGGTCAATCACAATTTGTTACTCCGAGTTATTTAAAGAAACCAAATTATATCACAGTGGATTTGATATTGCAACCAGAAATAGTAAATAATTTACATATATTAACCACAGATAGTGAATACAGCTTATCTATGTGATTTACAGTTACTGCATACACCTATTGCAGATGGTTACATATTGTTATTACAGTTTATGTGGAATGTTTACAGATAATTATTACACATTATGTATATGCTTACATATAGTGTTTACAGATTAGGTATATGTATTCATATTTAATTCACATATTATGTATACTGCTTGCTTTTATTGATAATTACAAGTTGTTCCAACTTATATTTTGTCGTTACACCTCATGACACCAGTGACTACGCGGTCTGAGGTCACATTTATAGCGTTACTTATGATGTTGTAAGACCCCTAAGAGAAAATGAAAGGGTATGTATACAAATACTGTATACATAAATAATCGTTACAAGCATTACTGAAATGGAAGAGTGTTATTACGGGCTGGAGACCAGGTAGTTTCGCGGGCTGAGGGCATATTTATAGTGTTACTTGTGTAGGTGTAAGACCCCCTAAGGGAGGAAGAAAGAGGGTGTATACAAAACCTGTATACATAGGTGATTTTAGGTTTATAAGTCATTGATAAATAAGGGAATTAAAAAAAAACTCCTTATAAATCAATAGGTTACAAAATAGAGGTATTCACTAGGTATTATACAAATATATATATTATTATTATATATATTATTGTTTTATATAGAGATTTTAGGTGTAATGACCATGATTACAAATTATCCCGATTATGACCTGTAGCCTAGAAAAATCGATTTTTTTTGAAGTGCCTCAAAGCCACGAAGTTACCTGGGCTTGGTGCCAAAAAAACTCAACTTGCAACAATTTTCGTTACAAGCTATGACACCGAGCCTTACAGGAGACTTTGTTGCCAAAACGTACTACATCAGCTACAATTCATCTCGCAATCTTGCAAATCTTCAGGAGTCATTACTGTGAATACTCAAAATCTAAGCAAACACTCAGCCGCAATCCTGTTAGGCGGTACCACCTGGAGTCACCTAATGCGTGAGATTAACGAAGCTAAGTTATGTGATGAATCCTATATGCGCTTAACTGTGCGTCCTACCGGAGCCGGGTTTGGTTATCGTGTGTATTTACCACTGTGACGCAACTAGGCTATGTGGCTATCTGTGATTGGGAGGTTGAGTATTGTGTTTGAATAGGCAAAATATGCGATTTAAGGCACCTTAGCAGCACGAAAACACCGTGATCTATACGATTGCATTACCTGTGCAATCAGCGTGGCTTAAATCGCGAGTTTGTTTCTAGGTAGCAGTATTAGTTGTGTGGATAAATTCTTAGGTTATTACCAAACCTATACCAACACATAGGTTTTAGATTCAATGTGACGAAACCACATAGAACTATTGAACGAAACGCTTGATATTTTGATTCTTAGGCGGTATTCCTGAGCAGAAGCTAAAGTTATAGGTAAATATAGCTCAAATATGCGTTTTAAGGCACTTCTAAGGCTCGGAAACTAAAAACCTATGCGTTGGTATCACTCTGGTAGAATAATCGCTTAGAAACTCACCCTAGTGTTGCAATCCTGAAAATGCACAAGTGGTCATTGCAGAATCCACCTAGGATTTGAAATCTACTCTATGGCAACTGTGATAATGCCTAAAATTCGCGTTTTAAGGGTATTCTAAGGCTGCCAAATGACATTACCTAGGTGTGAGTATCGGTTAGGTTATTTGCGTGGTATAGTGAGCTTAGTTTTAATTATATTATTTACTTGACAATCGACAGTGTTTGTGTATAATACGCAACTGTCAGCAATGTTTTGTTGACGCCTGAGTGGTATCAGGTATACTAATCATAACAATCACAGTTTCCTTAGAAATAAGGGTTTATAGAGACGCTGAAAGGCGCAGATTTTGTTATGATTAGTCTGATACCACACTCCGTAAACCCTTAATTTTAAGGAAATTTTTATTATGTCTAATTTACAAGTTTTTAATTTTGATTCAGCAACAGTTGTCCGCACCTCGTTAGTAGATGGTGATGTTTAGTTTTTAGCCTCTGATATATCCGATTCTTTAGGTTATTCTGAAACATCTAAGGCTTTAGCATGGTGTAAACGAGCGACCTCTCAGGGCGATGTTAATAAAATCAATGATTTACATCCATCGTTGAAATGGATTCCTGAATCTGATATGTTCCGATTGATTATGAAGTCTACGAAACCAGAAGCTGAGAAGTTCCAGGACTGGATTTGTGAATCAGTTTTACCCTCAATCCGCAAAACAGGCTCATATTCTATCAACAAAAACCAGACATTGAGGAAACAATTAAAGAAATGAATCTCCAGATGCGATTACTAACCTCACTTGGAAAAGCCAAAGATTACGAATTGGGTATGTTGATGTTCGAGGAAGAAATGGGCTATCACCCAACTATTTTCTTACCTAGTCAGAAAACAATGACTTTCGATGAAAAACGTACCAAGATTCTCAACGCAGTGTCGCATATTTTAACCAACGGTAACTCTAGGGATTGTGATAAATTTAACGTATTGGCAATTGATGGCATTGTGACATTCACCGCTTTAAATTCGAGACTTAGAGGAATTGCTATTTTCAAAGGCGTTGATTTTAAATACCACGTTGAACGATTAGTAAATTCAGGAGATTTAATCAAAGTTGATTTAACTGAGTATGGTTTTAAGGCTGAAGGTTATCGATTAGGCTGATCTCCCAAAAGAAGGTCAGTCAATCCCTAGCCTTCTAATTAAAACCTTGACTCACGCACTAAACTGTGATTTAATACCCACAGATGTTTTAAGTATGTGAGTACCAGTCATGATAGCTTAAAACATTTTATTTAACTCAATGGATAACGTACTGGTACTACGCTTGAAGTTGGGTTTTTTAATTTAAGGAGATTACAATGCAACAGTTAGACATTTTACAGTTCAACAACAACGAAATTCGCAAAGTTATCGATAATGATAACAACACATGGTTTGTAGCTAAAGATATTTGCGAAGGATTATTTATCAGCAACGTTAGTGATGCACTTACTAAACTTGATGAGGATGAAAAGAGCGATATAGTTTTAACCGATACCGCAGGTAGACCTAATAAATTCACCATTGTGAATGAATCTGGGATGTATGGGTTAACTATGTCATCGAGAAAGAAAGAAGCCCGTGAGTTTAAGAAATGGCTACGTTCCGAAGTTTTACCGAGTATTCGTAAAACAGGTAGTTACTCATTACCTAATGTAATTACCGCAGTAGATAACCTACCAACACCTCGCTCACAGGCTATTACTGTGATTAAAGAATGTTTGGAATTGACAAGTTTGTTTAATATCCCTGAGCATATTTCACAGGTAGAAGCTGTTAAGCAAGCTCAAGATGAAACTGGGTATGATGCGTCACCGATGTTAAAATTAGCTCCTGCTCAACAGAACGTGGCTAAAGAAGTTATCATGTTAGAGCCTACTCCGCTTAGTAAGCATTTCGGTTTATCCGCCATTACTATGAATAAATATCTTGAGGAGTTAGGGTTGCAGCACAAGGTATTAGACAACTGGCATCCAATGGCAGAAGGTATCGCAATGTCGGCTATCAACCATTGGAAAAATAATTACGGTTCTAAAGACGGATACAATTATCGCTGGAATTTGACGATGTTGAAAGAATTTATTGCTAATAGGTAATTGGGTAGTTTACGAACCGACCTTCCAACTTAACTGTGACAAAGCTGCGTACGAGTATCTTGCACCACCACCACTGTGAATTTGTTTAGGGTAGTTTAATCGCTACCCTAAATATCACTAGCATTATACCAAATAACACGTTTTACAGCCCCATAGTTAAACGCAATCATGTTAAGCTATACGATTGCGTTGCCTGTTAAACTAAACGCCTTGAATGAGGAGAATTGACATGATTAAGCATTACTCAACAACACAGACAATTAAAACTTGACTTAGGCTGTACAACAATTTAAAATATTTCCGAGTTAGGAAGACCTAGCTTACTTTTGGAGAATAGTATGAAAATCAAAATGAAACACAAGTACATGTCGCGCGGTGGGTTGAAAGTCACGCTGGATTGCATTGAAGTCGATTCGTCAAGTGACTATGTGGTTAAAGGGACTTTAAATGGCATGCAACGGGCTAGTTGGGACATTCGAGGTAGGTGGTCAACTACCGCCACGTCTGACTTTGACCTTGTGAGAATCATCACGCTAGATAACAAATATGCTAAGGCATTCAGCGAGTTACCTAGTGGGTACGATTGGCTTGCGATGGATAAGAATGACGATTGGTTTGCATATATAAGAAAACCCGACGCTAGTCAATGTAGCTGGGTAACTGGTAGCATTGGTATGCCTGAATATATCAACCTACCACCTGTCAAAAACTGGAAGTGGTCATTGAGAAAGCGCGAGGATTACATTGTGAATTCTGGTGAGGCTATATCAGAGTCGCACTCTTGCGATGACATTAAACTGGAAGTTGGTAAGAATACATCAGAAACGATGGCGAGGTAATTAGTATCGTGAGGAGCAGACCAACAGCTGATAGCAACAAGATTGTTTATACAGACGATACTCCACATAAGTGGTGTTATTGGGAAAATGGTAGGTTCTGCGGACGTGAAGGTGTTAATGCACCTTATCACATTAAAAGTGAGTATGTTGGAGCTACTGACAAATCAACCTGACCGACACATACAAAACACGCAGTGGTCTAACTGTGCGTATAGTATCGATTAGTGAAGGTGGTGATTTTCCAGTGTTAGTTGCGATTAAGGAGGATTACGGTTGGGTGCTAGTTAGTTACTGTGCGAATGGGGACTATTCCTGTACTGTGGTTAGTAGTGAATATGATTTGGTGAAGGTGTAGGTAAGCTAAGAGCTGGTAAACAGATATTTATCTTGACAAATCACCTATTCTGTGAAACAATACTCTGGTAGTTAGAGATATTTAATTTTCACGGACAGGTGGTATAAATTAAACCTTTCTTTCTACATCTTATCCTTGTGTATAGACCCTGTCCGGTTTGTATGCAGGGATTTTTTGTTTTATTTTAGAAAGGAAAGGTTATGCAACAGTTATTTTCAGCAGTAAGCTCAGCAAGCGTTAAAACTATGTCATCAATCGAAATCGTTAAGCTAATTAACGATATGCGCGAAGAAGGTTCTGCTATTTTGAGACATAGTGATTTTACAAATAAAGTTCTGAAAGTTTTAGGTGAGGAACCTGCGAAAAGATTCGTAGGTCAATATAAAGCAGGGAATGGTCAAATGCAACCCTGTTATCATTTACCAAAACGCGAAACTAACCTAATGGTTATGTCTGAAAATCCTAGAGTTCAGGCGGCTGTTTATGACAGAATGGAAGTATTGGAGAAAGCTATTATCGCTACATCATCAAACCTTTCATTTGCAGATAGTCTCGCTGGAGCAGAAGTCATGGCTAGAATGCTCAATATGTCAGAATCATCAAAATTAACCCTAGTATCAGGAGTGATGAAAGTAAAAGCTCCTGAGTTGTTACACCTAGTACCTGTGTATGCTATTGACGCGCCTAATGCAACTGACGTTTCGTCACGGTTGACATTCTCAGCGACAGTGTTGCTTGCGGAACACGGTAAACCAATGACGGCACAGAAGTTTAACATTATTGCAGTTGAGCGTGGTTATTTAACTGAAGAATCTCGTCCGTCAACTACGAAAGGTATTAAATTATTCAAATGTTTGACTGACAAAGGTTTAGCTTACGGTAAGAATATGACTTCGCCTAATAACCAAAGAGAAACTGCTCCGCATTATTACGCGGATAAATTTGATGAGTTATTAGTGTTGTTGGGGAGTAAGTAAAGATTTACTATCGGCGCAGGTTCAACAATAACTGCGACTTATTCCTTGCGATTTAACTTGCAATTAGTTTAAAAACGTAGTACAATAAGTATTACTTGACAAATCAAACTATTTATGAAACAATACCGTCTGAATCTTTAGATTTGGTCGGGAAGGACTTATAAATCTAAACGTTTTCATCTAGCCTGCTTATAATCATACTTCCCTATGGTTATTCGGAGGCTTTTTTGTTTTAACGAGGAATGGAATATGACAGATTTAGTAGTATTTGAAACACCAATTTCAATGGATTCAGAAGGTAGATTTCGCTTAAATGATTTACATAAAGCGTCAGGTGGTGAACAACGTAATCGTCCAAATTATTGGCTTGAAAACGATAAAACAAAAGAATTTATAGAAGTCGTAAAATCGGCATCGGGCGAATTTACTGGTGTAGAGTCTGTTGTTACAGTAAAAGGCGGTGCGAAACAAGGAACCTTCGTGGTCAAAAGCCTCGTATACGCATACGTGATGTGGTTATCTCCTGCTTTTCAGCTCCATGTGATTGAAGCATTTGATAAACTCGTATCAGATAAAATCACTGAATTAGAATGGGTAGGTGTTAGAACTATTGTGAAGCAAGAATTCAAAATATGAATTTTGCTAAGAAGAGTTTTCTTGAGGATAATAACAAGCCAATTACGCCTAAGGACTTTATAGACGAAGCCGATTTGATTAACTGTGTGGTATTAGGTATGCGAGCGAATAAGTATCGTGAAGCTAATAATATGACTAAGAAAGAGTCAATTCGAGATAGGTTATCGAAAGAAACTCTCGATATTATTGAAACGTTAGAGGTCATGAATACCCAACTTATAAACTGTGGTTTAATTCTAAGCGAAAGGTATTATCGAATATTGGATTTCTACAATAGACGGTATGGTGATGTGTCTAAGCTGCTTAGTAAGTAAATAACAAAACCAAAACAAGCTATCTCATCACGATTTAGCTTGTTGGGTAGTTTAGCTGAAATTGAGAAGTCGGTTTCTATTTTCATTTTCAGTACAATACCCTTGAGGACTAACGGAAGATAACAAATTAGCCATCTTTTCGAAGTCACCTGTAATTTTCATTTTCACCTCGATAGTCCAGAAAGTTAATTAAGCTTTCCAAAACACCCCAACGTCCACACTTCACTTCCAACACCCAAACCTCACTATTCCGCGCCACCTAATCCCAAAACGCATTGTGCGACCTCGGCGAGTAGTTCTAGTTAGTACAATAGCGAATCGCTATTATCCGAAATCTATTTGAGAATCATTCGCATTTAAAATCTAATTCATACTTTTCTAGGTTTGTCAATAACGCAATTTTCGCGCCAACTAATTAAAGCGCATACTTTTCGCATTTTGTCAATAACGCAATTTTAATGCCAACCCCTGTATTATCGCGCCAATTTGCGTAAAATATAAATTTGCAATTCGCGCGTTTATAGAGTAGACACGCACGGGCGGGCGGTTCAATATAGCAGATTGTGAAAGAGCATTTTCGCCACTGGAGGCGATATTATCACGCAGTGGGGGTTAGTTATAGGCGGATTGCCACCGCACTCATTACCGTGGGCATATAGTAAACCGCAATGAATGCGGCGACTAATGCGGTAAATTGTCGCACCCTAAAACCTAGCATTTATGCGGGTTACGGGTGTTTTTGTGGTTGTCATTGTGCTGCAATAGTTAAATTATTTTGCGAAAGTATTAGGTGATTTTTTAATTTTCGACTATCTTATCTGCAACGAAACGGAAACAGCCGATAAGTTGAAAAGCTCTTTAAAAATATGGGATCAATTTTAATTTAATGCGCTCTATTGATAGAGTTGAAAACGTAGTTTAGTGGTAACACTAACAGGGCAGCGTGTCGGGGCGCATTGTGACAAGTTAAAATTAAATTACACTAGGCGCGAATTATAAAACCTTCATGATATTGGGTAAGACCTTCTAGTGTGATTTACTTTTAATTTAACAATTACACGGGGTAACAAATGAAAATAGATAACGAATTTATTGAAGGGCTAAAGGCTCTCGATGCTGAAGTAAAACAGGGTGATTTTACATTCACGCAATTTTGCGATTATTGCAGGGTCACATCGGAGCCACATTTATGCACGGCGCAAGAGTATAAGAAGATGCTGTCGATGGGGCTTGACAATTGGCTTTTGGATTGACAACAACTTACTAGGACTTATATTTATGAAAAAATTAACACGTTTTGGAATTGTCCATTATCGATGGAATGACGTATTAGGTTTATATGAGGTATATTATGACCGCGAATTGTTCTTTTTTAATTCGTTCATTGCTGTTTGTAATTTTAAACTGAAGGTGGCTAAATGATTTATAAAACAACATTGCAGGACGGACTGTTGATTGTACAATTTGCGGACGGTTTGACAACGTGGCGGGTTTTTTATTCTGCTAATAATTATTTTAATTTGTGCGGGGGTTGATATGGGCGGTTTAATCGCGGTTTTATTATTAGTCGGTATCATGTCTGGGTTGTATTACATTTCACGCGGTATAGTTGCCGCAAGTTATCCGAAAATTTAGGGTTTAAAATGACACGAAAAAAGAAAAATTATGCCAGAGTGTGTCGAATTGCGTCGCGTATGTGTTCGAATGATAATTTAATGTCATTAGCTGATTATTTTCACATTCAGCATGGGATATACGTTAACACAAATCACGTCACACAATACACGGCACGCGAGTTGATTGCGTTAAAATTAAAAGAAGGGGGTTGTTATGCGAATTAACAAAAGTAAATTATCAGACGGTAACACAATCAACACGAATACCGGCATCGTGTGTTTTTATAAGCACGGTAATAACTATGCACTAAGTCACGGGCTAACAGTGCAAACGTTTAAAACATACCGCACGGCGCGGGTTTATTTGAAAAGTTTAGGGGTTTAAAATGAGCTATCAAGAGACACTACAGTGCCGCCGTGAATCGACTAACATCGTCACCTCGAGTTATACAATTAAATATCGCAGCTTTTACATTCACGGGGCGAATTACAATGGGCAGCATATTTGCTATGTATCCCAAGGGTTTTTACACTATTATTCTAAGTCGCTGGAAAGTGTAAAACGTAAAATCCGAGCTTATCATAAAACTTTTAATTTGTAGGTAATTACAATGACAAAATCAGATTTAAAAACCGCGTTATTATACGATTGTATCATTGTAAAGCGCGATAAGTTCACGGGTGAAGTGGTGGTTATTGAATCGCGGGAACAAGTATCGGAATTAACGCGACGCGAGTTGGCAAGCGTTGAAGTTTATCAGAATATCACACACAATTTTAATTTATAACAAGAGGTTACAAAATGAAAACTTTTTTAAAATGGTATAATTTACAAAACAATACAGCGTTTACAATTGACGACATTACAGAAAATGGCGCACAGTATGAGCTAAAATGCGTTGGGATTGACGGTAAGGAGTATTTAATTGGCGACGGTTATGGTGAAGTAGAAGCGGCGTGTAAGGAGTATGTAAAAGAAACCGTGTGGGCGTTCAATGCTGATTTTATCGCGGATCAATGTTCGAGTAATGATAATAGTTTGCATAGTTTTATAGTTGGCGGATGCGCGGCTTTGCAGGGATTATGCGAGAGTGCAAATGCCCCAATTTTAGCGTTGATTGAGTCACAATGTGGGCTTGATGACTTTGTAAGGGAAGCGATTGATGCGGATGGGGAGGGTCATTTTTTAGCAGGATATGATGGAATAATGCTAGAATTTGAAGGTATTTATATTTTTAGAGTTTAAAGCGTCAAACGTGCTGGCTAATAGCACGTTTCGCGGTTTGAATTGGTCAAGCCTTAATTTTACTGGAGTGTTTAAAATGTTTATAAATGTTAATTTTAGTTTGTTCCGTGACGCTTTCAAAAACGCAAACCGTGACAATAACTTTAGTTATTCGGGGTTACGCGCTCTTTTTGATTATTTAGAATCAATTGAATCGGATGGTGATCAAATCGAATTAGACGTGATTGCGTTATGTTGTGAATATAGCGAAATGCAATTGAGCGACGCGCTTGATGATTACGACTGCGATAACTTAGACGAATTACAAGATAATTATTGCGTCATCGTAGTAGATGACGAAACGATTATTATTGCGGGGTAATTTATGACTGTTAAAAGATTAAAAATTTCGCAAAAACAAGTGGATGACGGAGCGCATTATATTGTTAACGGGTTCGAATTTACGTTGACGTGTGATGGTTACACGATTTACAGCCCACGAAAGCAAAAGATATTCCAGTGTCTGAATTATCGGGTAGCTCGTCAGGCGTTTGGGCATTGTGTGAAAGGGTAGGGATTAAGGCGGTTTGAAATATAGCCGCCAATTTTTGTAAGGTTTACCCACTCTACGGGGTGCAAAAAATAATTTGCCGGAGGGCTGATACCTCACCGGTCGAAAGTAACTCAATTTCACACCTTTCGTACTACATTAACCCACCCTACTATAAAACGCTTGACATTTCTGAAATGGGTTTTACAAACTAGAATTTAAGAATATCTTGACATTCCAACCTTTATGTGATAAATATACGCACATAAATTAACCTTAACAAATTAACACTATGCGCGAAAAACTAATCTTACAGTTACAATCTTTAGAAAAACCCACCCGTGCTAAGTTGCGAGATATTATGCCTGATAAGGATTGGGTGGGAGTGTTTGGAAGTTTCAGCCAGTATAAACTAGCTGCTGGGTTGGGCGAGACTAAATTAGAAAAGGATTACTACAAGCAGATTGCAAAAAATTCAGCAGCTACAAACCCAACATTATTAAATTTTAATACTACCTTAAACTCTTATTGTGAAAAATATGTACGAAAAGATAATCCAAGATTTAAAACAGTTATGGTCATTAGTGATGTGCATGCCTCAATGGCGGATACCTTCACAATCAATGTATTCCTTGATGCTACGACTAGAGTTAAGCCAACACACATCGTAATCGCAGGTGATTTGTGGGACTTTCCTCATTTCTCAAGTTATTCACATGACCCACGCAAACATTCGGCGGTAGATGAAATGTTATGGGTACATGAATTTTTAACAAAATTACGAGCATTAAATCCAACAGCTCAAATCACAATCACGCAAGGAAATCACGATCTGAGAATTTTTAAGCATATTGTTGAGCAATCACCTTATGTGGCTGATGTACTTGATAGGTTTTCAAATATCACACCATCAAAATTACTAAAGTTGGATGAGTTACAAATAAATTATGTTGCCAGAACTAATTTAGCTGTGTATAAAGAAACTGAAATTAAGAAGGAAGTTGCAAAAAACTTTATTATTATCGGAGACACGATGCTTGTGGGTCATTATCCATCAATCAAGAAACATGGACTAGTGTCTTATTTTGGTCACCACCACTCTTATAAATTAACTCCTGATTATAACTATGTCCACGGTTCATTTAATCATACTCAGCTTGGTTGCAGTTGCGCTATTGACGCATCTTACACTGACGATTTCGATAAATGGACACAAGGTTTTGCTATTGTGACGGTTGATAGTGAAAAGAAACGTACTATTGATGAATATGTGAATACCACACACGATATTGCTATTTGTGGAGGAAAGTATCATTATCGCAATGAGTAAAAATAAGTATTGACTTTATAGTAAATTCATGTTAGCATTTAACAGTGAGATAGGACTGTACATCCGACAAACCCTTTAGTAAGGCTTCTCACTTTAACAATACTAATCATATCATCCTAAATTACTATAAAGGAATCAAAAATAAATGTCAAAAGTTAAATATAAACAGCTCCCATCTCAGCAGTACCTTAAAGAATGCTTCGATTACAACACTGAATCAGGTAAATTAGTTTGGAAAGAAAGACCTTTATCGCATTTTAAGAATACGCACGGGACATCTCACTTTAATTCACGCTATAAAGGATGTGTTGCAGGCACGCTATATGATACTGGATATGTTGAGGTATCTATAAATAAAAAAAGATTTAAGCTACATAGGTTAATCTGGAAATATCACATGGGAGACGACCCTATAGGACTTATCGACCATATCGATAGAGATAAATCTAACAACAGAATTGAAAATTTACGAGATGTATCGCATATTGAAAATTCAAATAATAAATCAAATTCAAATGACTGCATCGGAGTTTATTTTATTCTAAATAGGTGGGAAGGTAGATTGACAATAAAAGGGAATTTAGTGTTGCTAGGTAGGTTTAAAAATAAGAATGATGCAATTGACGCTGTAAATTCAGCCAGAGTAAAAGATTGGTCTCATTTAGAGACTAAGGTTAAAGTTAAGGGTACTTTGACATTAGAATATCTAAACGATAATTATGTGTATGAAAATGGGCATTTAGTTAGAAATAATAGGCGCGTAGGTAGTATTTCGGCAACTGGATATTCTATAGTTACTATTTTAAACGTATCGTATCAAGTCCATAGAGTGATTTATTGGTTATGCACTGGGATAAAACCTGAGAATGGTGATGTAATTGACCATATTAACGGTGATAAATTAGATAATAGGATTGAAAATCTGAGATTAGTAACTGTGAGTCAAAATGGAATGAATAGAAAGGTATCACGTAGTAATACGTCAGGGTATGTAGGGGTGACATTTTGTAAAGACTCTCAAAAATGGAATGCTTCATTATATGAAGATAACAATCATGTTTACCTCGGCACATTCCAAACCAAAGAAGAAGCCGTCTCAGCCAGAAAAGCCGCCGAAGAACTCTATCACGGTGAATTCGCTAGAGTAACCACTACACAAGGAGAAATAAAATGAGCGTCACAATCTACGACGGCAACACACTCTATACAGATTCTGGTACAAGCAACTACTTTAGAAAGGCGATTGAAGCAGCTTGTGCGATTACGAATAGTTGTGCTTTACCGGTGGTTGAATTAAAAATACTTTAACACTTGACAATCACAACAATCTGTGATTTAATATACAAAATTGGCTAGTAGCAGATGGGTAATGCAATTGACTGTTAATCAATGAAATGTTGGTTCGAATCCAACCTAGCCAGCCAAAGATTTATTGCTCCTTAGTGTAGAGATAACACAGGTGATTTTGATTCATCTATCATACGTTTGATTCGTATAGGAGCTGCCATTTTACCAGCAGTAGATTCACCCAATAGTAACTAACCCAACCTCAAGGAAACACAATGTCTTTACAATCAGAATTAACAAACGCATTAGATTTAAACGTAACCCAACAAGCTATCCTGAATGACATTTTTCCTGAAACAGTCGTCCCTTGTGATGAATGTACCTGTCACATCGAAGTAGGTGATGTAGTCGTATTAAACTCCGATTTTGAATTCGACAATTTGATGACAGTAGTAGGTGTCAATGATGAAGATGACACGGCATTTGTGACATGGTTCTCTGGTACAGATATGTACGATGCGGAGTTGCCGTTGGTCGCATTGTCGCTCATTTAACCAATTTAACATTCTCCAGTGTTGGAAGCTCAACTTAGAAATAGGTTGAGCTTTTTTATTGCTTGCGTTTTAGGTGAGAGTGTGGTAGGATGATATAAATAAAGTGAGATAGGTGGATACATCGAAAAGCCTTGAGTAAGCAATTCTCACTTTAACTTTAAATACTCGCAGAATCTCATAACTCAGGAGTTTAAGATGGAAGAAAAGATTTACTGTATTTACAAACACACTGCACCTAATGGTAAATCTTATATTGGGCAAAGTTGTAGATACAAAGAAAGATGTAACAGTCACAAAAATTCAAAAGAGGATATTCCGTTCCCAAGAGCAATTAGAAAATATGGTTGGGATAACTTTAAGCACGAAATACTATTAAGTAATCTCACATTAGATAAAGCAAATAAATACGAAGAATTTTATATCAGTGAACATAATACAATGACTCCTAATGGGTATAATGCTCAGACAGGAGGAAAGAATTGTAAAGTAAGTGATGAAACTAGAATGAAACATTCTAAGGCTCATAAAGGTGTTCCAAAAACGCAGGAGCATAAAGACAAAATAGGTCTTGCTCATAAAGGTAGAAAATTAAGTCCTGAACATATACAGAAACTTATAGACATCAATACTGGTAGAAAACTATCCCCAGAACATATTGCTAAAGTTGTAGCTTTTAAATTAGGAAAACCTTTATCAGAAGAAACAAAATCGAAAATAAGTCAAAGTAATACAGGTAAATCTAAGTCAAAATCGCACGTTGAAAATATGGTAAAGACAAAAGCTGAATTAAAATTCAAATCAGAATATGTATTATATAAGGAAAATATAGAATTGCTTTCAAATTATCAGGTAATTGGTGCATTACAATTATCCACATTAGTAGGTGTTGATAGAATGACGATTAAAAATAGAATTTATGATAATTTATTTCCAAATGTCACAAGGGGTTTGACAGGAAGTAAACCTTGGATAATTCCAATCCACGACGTACACAATTACTACAACGACGGATTTTTAAAATATGGAGAATAGAAAAGTAATTTGGACACCTAATCCTGGTAGTCAATCATTAGCATTACAAGTACCTGCTGATATTGTCTGTGTACATGGGGGTAGAGGCGGAGGGAAGAGCGACACTCAGTTGTTTCGATACCGCCAAACAGTACACCAAGGGTACGGTAGGCACTGGAGGGGCTTAATCGTGGACAGAACCTACTCCGCTCTTGAAGATTTAATCAATAAAACTAAAAAATACTTTCCGTTATTTAACGACGGAGCGAGATTCCTCGAGAGTCGGGGCGCGTACAAATGGGTTTGGAAGGACGGAGCAGAGCTATTATTCCGTGCCGTCGCTGACGAAGATGATTATTCAAAATTGCATGGTCACGAATTTTGTCTACATATCAATGAGTTAATAGATATTGAAGGTAAGGGTTTAGTTGAAATAAAAGACGTTATTGTAGGTGACAAAATTTTAACACCCGTTGGTTACAAGTCAATAACAAAAGTTTTTCCGATACAAGATAAAGAATGTAACACTGTTTATGTGTTTGATAAACAAAATAACATTATCGGACACCAGATTCAATCGACAGACCATAAACTTCTTACCAGTAAAATTAGAGGTTTTCAGAAGGCTAAAAACAGACAATCCGTTGCGTTAATGAGCGATGTTGTTGGTGACGATTGGTTTCCGCATCCATATAAAACACATGAATCAGTTTTCACTAAATTTAAGTTTGAAAGTGGCACGATTCAAGTTGCACCTTGCGGAATAAAACCAACAATTGACATTACAGTAGAAGACGTGAATTGTTACGTCAGTCCAGTCACGCGATTGATTTCTCGTAACTGTTTTATTGGAATTAACGAGGCTACAAAATACCCAGATACTAAAGTGTTAGACTTACTAATGAGTTTAAACAGAACATCATTCGTACCCGAAGAAAACCCTCTACCAGACGGAACTGTTCTACCACCTATACCAATGTGTGTATTCATCACCACGAACCCTAGCGGCAGCGGACGATTACCATTCAAGCAGCGTTTCATTGATAAATCTGCGCCAGGAGAAATTCTGAAAACTGAAGTTGAAGTATTTAATCCTCGCACACAAGAAAAAGAAATTATCACAAAAACACAAGTACATATTTTTTCTAGTTGTTTAGAAAATCTACAATTAGACCCTTCCTATATAGCTGATTTACAATCAATATCTGACCCAATAAAACGCGCACAGTGGTATTTAGGCGACTGGGGTTCATGTGACGATACTGAAAATATGTTTGCTGATATATGGCAGCCCAATGTCCATGTGATGAAACCGTTTGCAATACCTGAATCATGGAAAATCTATCGCTCTTACGACCACGGAGAAGCAAAGCCGTTTAGTGTTGGCTGGCACGCTATTTCTGACGGCTGCGATGTTGAATTACATGATAATAGAACTATCAGCACGGTGAAGGGTGATATTTTCAGAATTGCTGAGTGGTATGGTTGTGAAGTAGGAAAGCGTAATACAGGTCTTAGGATGCTTGCTACAGACATCGCAAAAGGCATCATAGAAAAAGAAATATCATTAGGGATTTACGGTAAAGTTATCCCAGGTGCAGCAGACAATGCTATCTGGACAGTTGAAAATGGCAACAGTATCGCAGCATCAATGATGCGTCCAGTTAGATTAGATAGTGGACGTACCGTCTCAGGTGTAACATGGGCAAGGTCTGATAAAGGTTCTGGGAGTAGAGTAGTAGGTTGGTCTAATATGCGAAAGCATTTAGCTGGTGCAATTAAGCCCCTATCTGGAGTAAGAGAATATGCGGGGTTATTTATCTTTGATACCTGTCATGATTTTATTAAATTAGTAGATACTATTCCAAGGGATAAAAATAACCCCGATGACATCGATACTAAGGCAGAGGATCACATTTTCGACGAAGCACGTTATTTTATCCTCTCCACCGCCACTGGCGCACGCTCAGGTAAAACAGTAGGTCTATCATGAGTAGGACATTCCGTAACCGTGAACGCACTTACATCCAAGATATGCGTACATTTTTAGAATGGGAAATGTTATTCAACGCTAAATATAATTTGTTGAGTAAATATACAGAATCCTACCTAAATAAAAAATTATCTAAATACTACACTGACTCCGCACATTTACATAAATCCGATTTGTGGGAATTTGCAGTACGATATAAGAAATTAAAACAACAACCTTTAAGGGAAATTGATGGAAAACTTCAAAGACTATAAACCTCAGAAACAAGACAAACGCTCTAAGCCTGTGCGAGGTAAGCATAGGGAGGAATGATTAGGTGGATGTCAATAAGTATGTTATAGTAATCACTTAACTTAACCAAGGAGTATCAAAAATGCAATACAAATTTGCACAAGATTTCAAACCTCATCATGTAGTTAAACCTTTCCAAATTCCTAGCAATTGGAAAATCATCAAGTCATTCGCTCACGGTTATAATGTGCCATTTATCGTAGCTTGGTTTGCTGTATCAGATGAAGGTAAAGTGTACCTAATCAACCATGTAACAGGTACGCAAAAGTCAGTTAAAGAAATTGCAGATATTATCAAATCTACTCAAGATAACAATTTTATTTCATGTAATTACAATATCGCAGATAACGCTATCTTTTTTAAAGACGGTGAAACTAGCATTTACAAAGCATTAAGCAATAACGGCATCGAATTTAAACCAGCTAATAGCGCATTGGGTAGTCGTAGTACGGGCTGGAATAAACTTCACGAATTGTTGCAAAACAACAAATTCTTTATTTTTGCTGGTAATAGTGTGTTTACAGGAGAACTGTTTGCCGCTGAAGTTGATAGAAATGACCCTGATGATGTAGATTCGCGTTATACGAGACATTTAGATGTGATTCGGTATGCGTTGCAGGTTGTGGATGAGGTTACTATAAGCAGATTAACACCTACTGATGCTAAAAAAATTCAGAATGTGTTGTTACAATTGAAAACTGAAAATAAATCGCTAAATGGTAGAAATGAGTATTTGGAGGATGCTGTACAAGCTATTCTTGATAGAGAGTCGTTGCTGATAGATGAAGTAAAACGATTAGAAACTATACTTGCAAAACATTATCTTTTAAGAAAATAAAATTATTTCTAAGGAGAGGTAAAATCTCTCCTTTTTTAACACTCGGAGAATTATAAAATGCGCCCTTTAGAATCATTGGTACAAGTATCACACAAACTACAACCTTACTTTAAAAGTAAATTATTTGAAGTAACTGCTGAAAATGAAAAGAACATGAGTTATATTTAAAACAAGATAGAATACTATTTCTATGTGAGTGCGGTGGATTAAATACTTGCCCTCATGTGATTAGAGAAAAGGAATGGTATGAAGAAAGTAAACGTCGGAGAGCATTGGAATCACTAGAAAAAATTGCTAATAACAGTAGCAAATCTGACGATTCATTGATATACGGTATCACTGGAGTAATAGTAGGATTAGGATGCGCGTATGCGTAGAAACTACCACATCAAATTGATTTCCAACGGTGAAGTTATCGATACAATCGCGTTATGCGCCTTCACTAACTATCAAGCGAAGAAAGAAGTTATCTACGATATTAAGAATGATGAATATTGGCATATAAATGATATTGAATTGTACCGTAATGACGGTAAGATTATTAAGAAATTCGCACTTTAATTATACTCGGAGGAATCAAAATGACACTATCTAACTCAAGAAGTAAAACCAAATCCATCCTACTAAGACACAAATTTAAAATTTATACCGGTTGCGTATGTCGAAGTTTCTTCAATAAAATGATACCTCACGATTGGTATTATCTAAAGTAGCTACTTATAAAACTTGACAAAAACCTTCCATTGTGATATAAGTAGTTATTAACAATGGAGGGTTTAGTGCATTTAAAATTAGGGAATAAGTTATGTAATTCATCTTTTTGGAAGTTATTACAAATTTTCATTAACCTACTGACAATTGGATTGCCTATTTTAACAATGATTTCACCGGAGTTTAACATTGACGCTAGTAAATTAGCAACTATTATCACAACTGTCGCTGCGATGAATTTATACTTAACAACCGCTACTACTGAGGACATTGGTTTATGATTAAACTAACAATACCTACTAATCTAAGAAGGTTTATATCGTATGAATAAACTAAAATTAACAATGACTACCGACCTAGCTAAACGCTATCATACAAAGAAATTCAAACGCTCGTTATCAGCCCTATACCAAAAGAAACTACTCCACGAGTTTAGAATATGCTTACAGTACGACGCGCTTCACAAAATACCTGTGATAATCACACTGTGGGAAATGTCTAAAGAATCTACTAAAGGAACTACTAAATGATTAACGCAGCACACCCATTATATTCCGAGCAAATTGCAGACTGGCAACTACTCAGAGACAGCTACAAAGGCGAAGACGCTATCAAACGAAAAGGTGTAGCGTATCTACCCCCTACCGGTGGACAAACGTTAGACGGTATGACTTCTACACAAGATGTAGGCTTCCAAAACTATACTTCATACAAAACTCGCGCTATCTACCCCGATTACATCCACACAGCTATTGAATCTTATGTGGGTTTATTACACAACAAACCTACAGCCATCACATTACCTCCTGAAATGGAATTCATGCGTGACAAGGCTACTATTACAGGAGATTCTCTTGATAACCTTCTACGTCGAATTCATGTCCAACAACTTATTACTGGGCGTGTCGGTCTACTTTTAGATATTGAATCGAAAGCATCTACAGGTACGCCACAACCCTATATAGCAATGTATCATGCTGAGAATATCTTAAATTGGGACGATGGGGATGTGATTGATGGCAAAAACGCATTGAATCTAGTCATGCTTGACGAGTCTAATTATTTTAGGTCATCAGACTTCACATGGTATTATCGCAATAAGTACCGTATCTTAACATTAGGCGACGTACTTCTGTTTGAAGATGAAAACGAAAACGCCGTTTACAAACAATCAGTATCAGAATCACAATCTTTAAATAGCGCAATTACAATTACTCCACAAGTTTATAGTCAACCATTAGAAGAAATCCCATTCGTATTTATCAATTCAAAAGACATCCTCACTACACCTGATGTACCGCCGTTATTGGGACTTGCTCGAGCTTGTTTATCAATCTACCGAGCAGAAGCTGATTACCGTCACACGTTGTATATGCAAGGTCAAGAAACACTTGTTGTGATTGGCGGTAATAACAACCCTGACGAAGAAACTCGCGTAGGTGCAGGTAGCAAAATTGAAGTTCACCCTGGCGGAGATGCTAAATTCATTGGTGTGTCATCAGCAGGTTTATCTGAGATGCGTCAGTCGCTTGAAAATGACCGTAGCGCAGCACAAGCTAAAGCAGGGCAGTTGCTTAACTCTAAATCTACACAAGAGTCAGGTGACGCTCTACGTCTTAGAATGGTTGCTCAAACAGCTAATCTTACGCAAATTGCAATCACTGCTGCGTATGGTGTAGAAAAACTACTCAAGATTTGTGCAGTATGGATGAAATGCGACCCTGAAATGGTTTCTGTGACCCCTAACCTAGACTTTGTGAATACGTCTATGCACGGTCAAGATTATGTGCAGTTGATGCAAGCTATTGCGATGGGACTACCTTTGCAAGAAGAGTCAATCCATGACATCTTGCGTACGCAGAAGCTAACTACTAAGTCTTATGCTGAGGAATCTAAGGCTGCTAATAAGGAGCGTGAGGTTAGATTAGCTGCAACTATGACACAAGGTGAGCAAACTACTGCAACAAACGCTGATGGTAACCCTGTAGGTACAGCTAAACCTGTGAGTAATCCTAGTAAAACTTTGAAACTAGGTGTCTCTAATAAGTAATATCCAAATAACCAACAAGTAGCACATAAATCTTGACAAATCAACATCTATGTGCTAATATCAATTTTTATTTTTAATTAAGGAGTATAACATGGCTAAAGCGAAAAAAGCAACACCTAAGAAAGCAACAGGTAAAATGCCAATGAAAGGTAAAGGCTGCTAATATCTTTTAAGTAGCTGCTTCACGGTAGCTACTTTTGTAACCATTAAACAAAACTAACTAACCAACCTATTAGAGAAAACATGACTATTCAATTAAACGTACAAGAAGACAACTTAGATTCTGTACCAGCACAATTCCACGAATTATACACACAAGACGGTGATAAATTCAAACTATCTGGCATCAACGGCTTAAAGACATCTGAAGATGTCGCTAAATTAAGCGAGGCTATCCGTAAGGAACGTGAGAATCACGCATTAGCTAAAGTAGAATTGGCTGCGTATAAAGAAATCAATCTTGAGCCAGCGTTCATCATGGAGCAGTTGTCCTTAGTTGAGGAGCTTAAAGCTGCTAAAGAAGCCAAACAAGATGATGGTAAATTTGACCAAGCGGTTGCTTCTGTGGCAGACGCTAAAGCGAAAGCTGTCATTCGCCCACTCGAAGCTAAGTTGCAACAATTAGAGCAAGAATACTCTACAGCCACTGTGCGATTACAACAGTTTGAGCAAGAAAAGAAAGCTCGTATTATCACAGATAGCGTGCAGTCAGCAATTACCAAACACAAAATCTCACCTGAGTTTCATGAGCATATTCACTTGGTAGCTGAGCGTGAATTTGAAGTTGATGATAACACAAACCCAGTAACTCGTGATGGCTTACGCGGCGTGCCAGGTTACTTAAATCCTGAGTTATGGATTTCTGAATGTCAATCTCGTTACCCACATTGGTTTGGTACTCATGTAGGTGGTGGCGCAATGGGGTCTGGTAGTACAGCAGGCACTGTGAATCCATTTGCTGAAAAATCGTTTAATGCTACTGCACAAGCAAGAATGATTCGTGATAACCCTGCGTTAGCAGAACGTATGAAACAGGCAGCTGGAGTTAGATGATCATGCAAAGATATATCGGAGTAATCTTGATTAAAGCTATCGCTATGAAATTACTTGACGCTGAAAAACAAATGCGATGCCAAATTTCATATAAAGTTGGTATTCCCGACAATGATAGGGATACGAATGGATATATTGTAACGTTACAAGAAGATTCATGTCCATATGATATATGGATGACTAAAGAACAATTCGATAAAGAATATCGTCCAATTGACGGTATGACATTCGGTCTTGCAATTGAAGCGTTAAAACAAGGCAAAAAAGTTGCGCGTGCTGGTTGGAATGGAAATGGTATGTACCTTGAAGCTCAGTTTCCTGACGAGCGAAGCAAAATGACTCACCTATATCTTTTTATGACGATACCAGAATGCAAAGAAGGTACACGAAGAATTCCTTGGCAACCAGCACAAGTAGATTTGTTCGGCGAAGATTGGAGTATCGTCGAATAAAAAACAAATTAACTTTCTCCAAGGTTGACCCAATCTGCTAATTTAGAGGTTGGGTTTTTTATTATTAAACGAGGATTAAAAAATGCGAATTGATATGAGCGAAACAAGCGAGACATCGGAATGCTTAAAATTTTTAGCGGTTGGAAGTCACGCTGAAGTTTATTTAGACGGTAACGATATTACTGATTCAGCGGTATTTGTAGCAGATGAAGAATTGGGTTATGTTGAAAGATATGCCTCCGACTATATGAAAAGCAGTCGTGCAAATCCATACCCTGACGATTTGCCAAAAACTGAAAAGGTATTTGGCAAAGTGGAAATCAAGTTTATTAAACCGACAGGTGACGATGAGAATTCTCAGAATATCAGGTTGCTGATTGACGATATTGTTGATGTAGATAGAATTATTGAATAACAATTTGAAGATTTTGTGATAGCGGTTTTTATTTACTTTAAAATAAAAACGTAGTACACTATTAGAGCTTGACATTTGCATGAATCTATGATTTAATATGCACAGTGTCTCAGCACGAAAACAATTATCAAATATCCTTATATGTAACGGCTGTTGGGTTTTTATTGTACCCTCTGAGAGCAGCCACCATAAAGGACTCAAAATGACAAAGTTAGTAACTCTCCAATACAACGAAATTCCTGTAATCTTCCAATCTGATGATGCTTATATCAATGCTACGCAAATTGCGAAAGTATTTGGTAAAAAGCCCGAAACTTATCTAAAAACAGACCGCACTCAAGAATATATAGCTGAATTATCATATTCACTTTTTAGTGCAGTTGACGAAAAGCAATTAGTCATTGTTAAAAATGGCTCTAGTGCTAATGGTGGTGGCACATGGTTACATCCAAAGTTAGCGGTAGATTTTGCAAGATGGTTAGATACAAAATTCGCAGTATGGTGTGACAAGCAAATCGAATCTCTCCTAAAAGGTGAATCAGTTATCGTCAAAAAATCAGACTTATCTGTAATTGTCAATGAAACAGAAGCCGCGATTAAATTAGCAAATCTATTCGGCTTATCAGGTAATCAAGCATTACTATCTGCCGACAAAGCGATTACTCGACGTTTAGGCGAATCGCCAATGGCTATCATGGATATTCAAATGCTCATCTGTGAAGTACCTAAAGATACTTTCACTGTGACTAAATTAGGAGAATCTTTCGGTATCAAAGCGCGCGCGTTTAACTTACTGTTGCAAACTCATGGTTTCCAAGAAAGTATCTTAGGTAAGTGGGAAGCGACTGAAAAAGGAAAACCTTACTCTGAAATGGTTGACGTTGACAAAGCTAACGGCGGTACTCCCGTAAAACAACTTCGTTGGTATCAAGATGTTGTTGATGCGATTCCTAATTTGAAATAAATTTAAACTTAGCTGAGATTATAAACTAATCTCAGCTTTTACTGGAGATATACCATGACACCAATCGAGTTAAACTGTGACTTTGAATTTATCAATACTGATGAATCTTTAAAGTTTTTAGAAATTAAAAATGAAATCTTATTGTTACTAGCTGCTGAAAATCCAATTCCACTTTGCTACATAAGCGAATATAACAAGTTGCTTGATTCTACACCTTTGCAATAAACCTAACCGAGAAATAAAAATGAACACAATGATTGAAGACTTCAAAGACTCTGAAATTGAAAGACTGAAAGCTGAATTATCACAAAAACAAACCCAAGAAATGTTTGACTTGAAAAAGATGGCTTCTAATATGGGGAGATTACTTAGTGATATGTCAAATCAATACCGTGATGTAAACTATAAATTATACCTAGCCAATAAAACTATTGACTCATTAGTAAATGGAATTGAAACGTCGAATGGTAAGTATTATGCGCTAAAAGACGCTTCTACAATAGCAACACTAGGTTATCAAAATGAAAAGTTAGAGAAGGCGTTAGCGGTAAAAGAAGCTGAAATAAACGGGCTTCACATGATTATTGAAAGTCAGGTTTTGAATAAATAAAACCATCATCCCGCTAGACTAAACCTCTAGCGGGATTTTTAAACCTTAACTGAGAAAGATTATGAAAAGAGAAGATTTAACACTTGAATACTTACACGAATGTTTTACTTATGATAAAGAAAATGGTGAGTTGTATTGGAAAGAACGTCCTAGAAGTCATTTTAGTAGTGATAGAGGGATGAAGACTGCGAATTCTTCTTGTGGTTGGAAAATTGTTGGAAGCATCCAAAAAAGTAGAGATAATGGTGACTATAAAGTAGTCAGATTAAATCGGGTTGGATTTTATATAAGTAATTTAGTATGGATGTTCGAAACTGGAGAATTGCCATCAGGGCGTATTTTCTATTCAAATAATAATGCTTTAGATACTCGATTTGAAAATTTAAAATTATCAAATAAATTTTATATTCAAAAGTCTCGTGAAGGGAGATTTATAGCAATGGTTGACTATTGCGATAAATATATTAGTGTTGGAACATTTGAAAACAAATCATCAGCGATAACAACTTGTAAAAAAGCACTTTCTGAAATTGAAAATGGAACATTCGTTCATAATGAAGTAGTTTCTGATGCTGGTTTCAAAGGGGTTTCATGCGTAGGCGATAAGTTTAAAGCTAGATTCAAAGGTATTCATTTAGGACTTTTCAACACCGCCGAAGAAGCCCACGAAACCTACCTAGCTGCTAAATCCAAATAATCTTTACCTAATAGCACAAAACACTTGACAAATCAAATCTTTTGTGCTAACCTACACAACATAAGACTATTTATGTAAATAGTCTTCCTATAAAAACCAAACATTATTCTGAACATGGGGGATGGATATGTTATTTAACTTAATCAGTTATGTGACATTCATATTCCGAAGTCGCATAGCAAAACTATATGAGGCTTTAAAACATGGCAGATTTATCAAGTACAATCATTTCCGACATCGTAATTCCTACCCACTTTACTCCGTATGTACAACAACTCACTGAGCAAAAATCAGACTTAATCAAATCAGGCGCAGTTATTCGTGACCCTTTGTTAGACCAATTTTTAGCTGGCGGCGGTATCACAACTAATATCCCTTCATTCAAAGACTTAGCTAACGTTGCTGACCGTGTGTCAGATGACCAAGATACTGTCGCGGCTGCAAATAAAATCGGCTCTGCAACTGAAGTCCAAGTACGTTTATCGCGTAACCAATCTTGGGGCGCAGCGGATTTGGCAGGTGATTTGGCAGGTGAAGACCCCTTGATGGCTATTGCTAGTCGTGTAGCTGATTACCGCGCTCGAATGTTACAAGCAGCTTTCGTCGGCACTGTGAAAGGTGTATTTGCAGATAACGCAGCAGCTCCTGATGCAACAGAACACGTTGCTAACGATATGACACTCGACGTTTCAGCAACTACTTATGCTAAAGGCGTAACAGATTTCACAACTGAATCATTCATCGATGCAGCATTCACAATGGGCGACAGTTTCAGCTCATTGAAAACTCTTTTCGTACACAGTATTGTGTTCGCAGGTATGCGTAAGAACGATTTAATTAGCTTTGTACCTGATTCTACCGGTACGTTGCAAATGCCTTATTTCCAAGACTTGCGCGTAATCGTTGATGATTCTATGCCGTACAACTCTACTACGAAAGTAGCTGAATCATGGATTTTTGGTGACGGCGCAGTACGTTTAGGTTTCGGTAATCCAAAAACACCAACTGAAGTATATCGTGACCCACGCAGCGGTAACGGTGGTGGTGCAGAAGAATTGTTCTCACGTTGGGAATGGTCAATTGCCCCATCTGGTATTGCTTATGTTGGTACTGCTTCAAAAGGGGGTCCATCAAATGCAACTTTGGCGACTGCTACAAGTTGGAAACGTGTATTCAGTGAACGTAAACAAATTAAAATTGCACGTTTAATTACTCGTCAAGCGTAATAAATATAGGGTGGATTTATCGGACAAGGATGTCCGTTTGGTTAGTACGGACAACTCGATATTTTCACCCGCTTTTTAATTAACCATTTTAAGGAAAACAATGTTAGATAAACTTAAACTATTAGACCCATTAGACGATAAGTCATGGACAGCCGATGGTTTACCGGCTATTTCAGCAGTAAAAACAATCATGTCAGATGAAACAATCACTCGTGCTGATATTAACAAAGTTGCATTCGGCTTAACTCGTGATAATGTGACTACTTGGCAATCTCCTGTAGCCGCTGTTGTAGAAGTTGCTGTAGTGGCTACTGCCGCAGTAGTAATCACCCCAACGGAAGATGACTTAGAACCACAACGAGCGGCTATTCAAGCTCTACGCGATAAATCTTCAAGATTACAAGGTGAAATTAACGCTGCAACATTAGCGTTACATGAAACGGACGCTAAATTAAAAGCGTTAGAAGCGAAGTTACCTGAGAATTCAGACCCGAATCATCATGCTAATGCGTATGCTGAATATATGCAATCAGTACAAGCTCACAAATTAGCATTAGCTGAGCAAGGTTTGTTAAGACCTGCGCCAATCGACTTAGCTAGACGTAGACACGACTCAGATGGTCGGAGATTCAGATAATGCAAGTAGGGTATGTTTTTCAACCGTTAGATACGTTGATTGAAGGTAGCACCTCATCATACCGGCAAACAAAAACACTCGCTGTGACAGTTCCTACGCGCTCAGGTGGTATTTATTGTCCTGCACTAAGCACTGTGAATATCAATATCGTCGGTACCGCATCTGTTTCGATTATTACTAATCCATTTGGCGTATCCGCAATGGACACTGTGTTGTCCACAATCACCGCATCAGGTACTTATGCTGTAGCTACCGCAGCGATTATTGTGATTGATGTGACGGCTGTTACAGGTACTGTTTCGGCATTAGTTGTACATAATGGTGAAGTAGAATAATCATGCGAAGGTTGAATCGAAAATTCCCACCACCGAAGATTAGATGATCAAAAATAGCAAACCTAGTCCATAAAACTAGGTTTTATTTTGCTTGACTTTACAACCTATATATGCTACCATTTAGTTAATAACACATCTAGTTTTAAATTGCAAGGAAAAAATAATGCCGTTAATTAAAGGATATAGTCGCAAATCTATCAGCAAGAATATTTCAACTGAAATGAAAGCTCACCCAAAAATGACACAACGCCAAGCAATTGCCATCAGCCTATCTGTAGCTAAGAAAGCAAAAGCTAAGAAAAAAGGCAAATAGCATGTTTATTTCAGATTTAGTAGTTAAAGAATTATTAGATGGTAAAAAGCAACTAATTAAACCTTTAGTTTATATCAGCTCACGCGACATTACTTACATTGCGAAAGTAGGTTTTATCACAGATTACGCAAGTATACCTAGATTGCCAATTGTATTTTTATTATTTGCAGAATTAGACAATCGAGCAGCTACATTACATGATTCATTATACTCCAACGGTAGAATTTCTCGTAAATTGGCGGATGGTTTATTCTTAGAAGCTCTATTAACAGATGACGTAACGCCGATGTGGAAAGCTAAATTAGCTTATTATGCAGTAAGACTGTGTGGCAAGAAAGTGCGATTTGATGCTTATGGTATTACAAATGAATAATTTTAAAATGGCTATTAAATCAGAATTAACTAGAAAAGGAAATTATCTAAATGGCTAAAAATACACAATTATCATTAACCGTAATTAACTCACAAGCATCTGATATTGCGGCTAGATGTAATAACGCAATCATTAGTCTATATGACGGTACGCAACCAATTACGGCAGACACTGCGATTGTGGCACAAGTTAAGGGTGTTGACTTAACTATGTCAGCAACGGCGTTTGGTAATCCAGTAAACGGAGTTGTCACAGCCAATACAATTACATCAGGTGTTGCGGTAGCAGGTATTACACCAACATGGGCAAGAATTTCAGCTAATGGAATTACTATTATGGATGTCTCAGTAGGAACCACCAATAGTAACATTATTCAAGCCGCTTTTGTTTTAGGTGATACCGTTACAATTACCAGTTTTACTCACACTGTATTGCTATCAGTAAGCGGATTATAAGATGGATAGCTCACAGGGTCAATCATCAAGCGGTACAGGTAATGTAATTACAGAATTTGCAGATAATGCTGCTTATACTGTGACAACTAATACGACGTTGAAAATTGATAAAGATTGGGTTACTGATGTGACGTTTGACTTCTCAAGTCAGTTCACTACTGTGATTAGTCATACGGTACTCACAGCGTCAAATGCTATTTTGTTAGGAAGTAAATTATCTGTGAATAAGGTAGTTACTAGAGTTACTGGCAATAGCACAAAGCAAAACGTAATTATCAATTGTAAAGTCACTTCATCATTAGGTGAAGTCCGCGACATTGATTTATCATTGCAGTTTATTTAATTATGGCATTTACACCTGAAGATGGTACTGGATTATCTACCGCTAATGCAAACACAACTGTTGAATATGCAGATGCTTATTTTGCTGAAAGAAACGTCACATTATGGTCAGATTTATTTTTATCTGCGAAACAAGCTGCTTTAATTAAGGGTACCGATTACATTGAAATGCGTTGGTCAAGTAAATTTAAAGATAACGAATTATTCCCAGACATTCAAGCATTGTCATTTCCTCGTAATGGTAAAGTTGCGATACCGGTTAATGTGTTAAAAGCCACTTGTGAATACGCATTACGCGCCGCTACTGGTGAATTGACTACTGATATTGTAAATACTAACCCTGTGAATTTAAGAGTATTAAAACGCATCGAGGGTGCTATCACTACTGAAACCGAAACGAGTTATCCATCGAATTATCAAGGGCAATCACAATATCCTAAGATTCCAGCAGCAGACGGATTGATATTACCACTGTTAAGAAACTCCCAAGGAGGTCTGATTCGCACATGATGAATTATCAAGAATTACTTATTTCAGTAGATGAAATTATTAAAGAATTCGGTCAACCTGTAGTTATTACGAACGGTACGTCTACAATGTATAACCCTGATACAGGGTTGGTGACTACCACTGTGAATACAATACAAGCTAATGGTGTAACAGTCAATTACAATTTAAACGCGATTGACGGTACCATGATTCAACAAGGTGATGTTAAGTTGATATTGTCGCCAATTGGCATCACAGACATCACTACAGCGCAGTCAGCAACCGTACAAGGTAAAGAATATACAATCGTACCGCCAATTAAAACAAATAGCCCTGCTGGGATTCCTGTTAGCTATGAAGTGAATCTTAGAGGCGTGCAATGAGCAGTTTAAGCATTTCAGCCACAGTAGATGCGATGCTCGCTAAGGCGAAAGGTAATATGTCGTCTGTTGTTAAGAAAGCTCTTGAGTACCAATTAGAGGAAATTATTGATAGGTCTCCAGTAGGTGATCCTAGTTTATGGAAATATAAACCTAAAGAAGGTACTTATTTTAAAGGACATTTCAAACGTAATTGGCAAATTGGTGTTAATAATAAGCCGACAGGTGAGCTAGAAGGTGAAGATATTTCAGGTGACCAAGTGTTTAGTGAATGTGTCGATACTGTGAAGTCAAGCGACCCTTTGACAACTAAGACTTATCACATTGTGAACAATACACCTTACGCATTTGCAGTTGAGACGGGTGTTCATCCATTGAAACCGGAAGATCGTGATACTTGGGTGATTAACGGTAACAAGCGACCTGACCCAGAAAGACCTTATGGTGTACTATCGTTATCATTGCAAAACTGGGATAAACATTTGCATAAGGCGTTTAAGGATGGGTGGAAGTGAGTATAGTAAAAATACGCCAAGCATTAGAAACAGGATTATCAACTATCACTCCCGTGATACCTACGGCGTATGAAAACGTATCGTATACGCCAGTCACAAATGTACCATATCAATCAGTATTTGTGCTATTTAATTCACCCGATAACCCAACATTAGGCGATGGGTTTTATCGTGAGAAGGGTTATATGCAAATATCGCTCAAATATCCATTAGGCATCGGATCACAAACCTGTGCAACTCGTGCTGAGTTAGTGCGACAAAAATTTAAACGTGGGGCAACCTTTACGAAAGACGGTATTACAGTAATGGTCGAGAAATCACCTAGTGTGAGTTTTGTGACTGAGATTGACCGTTATACAGCGGTTGTAAAAATATATTTTTATAGTAACATTTTTAACACTTAAATTTAAGGAAACAAATTATGGCAATTGCAAGTAATATTTTTAAACAGTTGATTTATGTACCTGAGGGTGCAACAATTGGTAAAATTGACGCTAACCCAACACCATCAAACCCAACATTTACAGGTAACATGACTGTTGGTACTGCCACATTGGTAGGTGACGATGAGGTTTCGGCTTCTGCAACAATAACTGTTACAGGTTCATATCTAAAAGGTACTAAAATCACCTTTGCTGGAGATTTGACTGAGTATTTCTTAGCTGCAAATACAGCAACTATCGCAACTGGTACACCTACAACTTTTACATTATTGTTGGACAAACCTGTAACGAAAGCGATTACAGCAACAACAGTGATTACTATTACCGCAGCATCGCCGAATAATGCAAATCAACCAAGAGCCTTGCGTCGAGTTTCATCAAACTTAGCTCCAAAAGTAGAGTCTTATTCATCAAATGAAATACGTCAGGATCAGCAGACATCAGATTATCGTTTAGGATCTCAAACAGTAGACGGTACCCTAGCTTGTGAGATGTCATCACGCACTTATGAGGATTTTTTCGCCGCTTTATTAAGAAAAGATTTTTACTCTCCTGTAATTCAAACTTTTACCGCCGTATCAACAAAAGCTCCGACAATTACATTAGGTACTTTGTCTGGAACTACAGTAACTATGCCTTCTGGTTTAGCAAACGTGGTATCTAGTGATTTGACAAGTGCAAATATCGCAGCGTTGAAATTTGATGTTGTCGATGCAGGCTCTGTAGCACTGGGAGTTGATGCCGGTAGTGCGACCGGTCAATTGTTTGCTAGTTTACGAGTGGGTGATGTTATTCTAATTAACCCTGCTGCAACAACAGCGTCTCATGTCAGTATTGCTGTTGACGGAGCTGCTTCGGCTGCTACTGTTGCCACATGGGAAAAAGTACCATTTTTAATTCTTGATAAAGACATTACTAATTACCAAATTACAATTGTTGCGGCAATCAATCCTTCACAGGTAGCATTTACCATAGTTGGTGCAGGTAGCACGACAGTTAATATGGGAGCGAGCTTAAAAATTCAAGTCTTAGGAAGAAAATCATTCATACCATTAACAGGTCATGTAAATAAATCATTCCAATTTGAGCATTACTACGATGATATTTCACCATCATCAGGTACACCTATTGCAGAATTATTTACAGGTTGCCGTATCACACAAGGGGCAATTAAGTTACCTACATCTGGTATTACAACCTGCGATTTTAGTGTGATGGGTATTGGTGCAAAAACACCCGCTGATTCTCATTTAGCATGGGACACTGGATTACCGATTTCATCATGGACTTCTAAAAAACCAATGATGTATACATTATCTGGTTCAGAAGCTGTTAAAACTAGCGGTATTGATTCTGTATATTCGTCTGCGGTAGGTAACATTTATTTTAGAGATAAGAAAACTGGTTACACCATTTACAAAGCTGATGCCATCACGTCGTTTGACATGACAATTCAGGGCAATGGTGCCTCCTTGAAGGTGGTTGGTTCGACAACTTCACCTGACGTTACTCTAGGAAAAATCGGAGTTAGCGGCGGACTTTCTTTCTACTTTAAGGATAATACTGTTTATAATTCATTTAAAAATGGTGATGAATTATCTTTAATTTCACTTTTCTCTGAGTCAAGTTCAAATAGTGTTAATTCAGCATTTATGAATTTCTCAATGCCTCGTGTTAAATTAGGTAGCGCGTCTAAAGATGACGCTCAATCTATTGTATTAACAACACAATACCAAGCATTAGTATCTGATGGTACCAATGGGTTTGAAGCTACCACAATCGTTATGCAAGATTATGCGCAGTTAGCATAACCTCGCGTTAGATTTACTACACAAAGCCTCGTTTATTCGGGGCTTTGTTTTATGTAGTAATCGTGAACGTCTTGTATAGGTATTAACCAAGGTTGTCGTCCTTGATAACCAGTCCCAACATACGCATTAGGATAATCTTTATTTTTAATTCTTTTTATAACTGTCATTTTGGTAACACCTATCATTTTACAAATGTCATCCGTTCTTAAAATAACTCCTTCGTCAAACATATCAATGTTGTCGCTATAAATTGGAAATTCTTTGCTCAATTGATTGTTTTTATTTGCAATAGTAACTTTCTCAACCCATTCGTCAGTTAACTCTCTACCTTTAAATCGTTCAGATTGTGACAATTTAAATTCGTCAGTGCGTTTAGTACCTAAACTAGCAACCCTACTTTTTGCTGCCCATTCGGGATGTTGAGGTACTCCAGTCCTAGCTAATGCTGATTTGGCTATATTTTCAGGAGTCTGAAATCTACCGTCATAACGCAATCTACATACTTCAATAAATTCTTCTGTTGCAGGAGGTCTATTCTTCTGAGCTTCCGACATCTTCGCACGAGTTTCTTCGGAATGAGTATAACCTATCATTCTTTCAGCTCTTTTACGAATAGCTAGAGGTGAGAATTTCTTACCTTTCATTCTAGCTTTTAATTTTTCAACCCATTCAGGTGACATCTTTCTACCTTTTCCCGCCGCACTGATTTTAGCTCTTGTTTCTTGAGAAGTTGCAAATTTATTACCACCCTCTCTAAGATTGTACCCGTTTGGAGTTATCGTATTTCTTTTTAAAATTTCTTCAGCTTCTAGCAAATTAGCTTCTGCTAGTGTTAGATTGTCATGTAGAGTCTCTTTTATTAGATTGTCCCAACCATATTTATTCACAAATACCCAAACTAAAGACTTTTTACAATGACCTCTTTTATGCTCCTGCATCCTACGTTTAAAATCATTAGTTTGCCCAATATAACTCTTACCACTAGGTGACGTAATCATATAAATGCAATGTTTTCTTTCTTCTACCGCAACCACACTCATAATAACCTCCAAACCAACCACTTCATTCATACTATAAACTCCTTGACAAATCAATAAAATTGTGCAATACTACTCTTTTTTAAAAACTAACTAACTAACCGTTAAAGGATTTACATATTATGTCACAAGTATTATCATTTGCAAGTTTAAATTTAGTAGCTGCATCAGAAACACCTTTTGAATTCGCATACCAAGACCCTGAGTCATTGGAAGACACCGCATTCATGATCAAAATTATCGGTGCAAATTCTAAAAAAATCGAAGATTTAGTCAAGTCAAACTACGATGCTAAAAATCGCATGGATGATTTGCAACGTAAAAAAGGCAAAACAGTTGACTCTGAGCCTGTTGATAAAGTCATTGAATTTGGTAACAAAGTAGCAGCCGCTCGCGTTGTAGGTTGGTCTGGTTTAGACATTGAATTTACTCCTGAGAAAGCTCTTGAATTAGTTAAAATCAACCCTGCGTTTAAAGAACAGGTTTTAAAACAATCTGACAATATCGCTAACTTTATTCCTAAAGCATAAAGTCTTAATGTGA